TCGAACCGGATAGCGCGACGCGAGACAGAAACTCCCGCTCATTGTCTCCGGGCTCAATGATCGGCCCATCAATTCCGAGCGCGCCGAAGCGGGGGCAGTCAGAGCCGCTATCGTTGCGGCAAAGTACGATGTCGCTGCGCCGCGAAACTGGGGCCATCGGCGGGGCTGCATCCCCCATGGCGGAACGGTGCGCCTGCGCAGCCTCGACCATCGCATTATATGTCGCCGCCGGGATCTGTAGCCGCTCACCGGCCCGAACGCGGCGGAAGGGGTTCCCGCTCATGTTCCGATCCCGAGAGAGGAGAAATCGCCAGCCTCATACACTCGCTCTACATACGCGGCAATAGGTCGCTTCAGAATCGCATGGGCTGCGTCGTCCTCATCGTCGCCGTACTGAACCCATAGGTATTCCCACCCCTTCTTGTCGACCCCAGTGATGTCGCCGACAGTTAGGCCAGTCTGGTTCGGGCTACCCGCAAACGCGAAGGTAATTTCCCAGTCCTCGCCGTCCCCACGCTGGCTTCCCGTCGCGCCCAGAAAGAGACACTCGCCAGCCGCCAAGCCTTTGAACGCAGCGTTGTTCACCTTACCGGTTAGCTCGAAGATCGCGCTCTTGTAGGCCGCGTCCACAGACGCGGAAGCGATGTAGTGCGTTTCGGTAAACTGATAACTGGCGACCGTAATGTCAGTCCCCTCGACCGACTCTCCAGTATACCCGATTGCGCCCTTGTGGTCGGGCGCCGTCTCGCCGGCTGGCGCATGGGATGAGATCGTCTCCAGAGACTGCGTGATATGTTGCGTTCCGCCGCCGGTGTCGAAGCTGAAGCTAGAGTCGCCCGTCTCTGGCGGACGTTCTCCAACCTGAACATAGGTTGCGCGGCAATCCCACAGGCCATCGCCTGCGTCGGAGTCTACCCAAATCGGCTCAAACTTGATCGACTTCAATTCCAGGCCGTCATAGGTAGACGGCAGCGAACTCTCAAGTTCGGTTTTGGCGGTCAGGTCGTCCGCTACTCCAGCGAGATGGTAGTGCCGCGTCACAGATGGACTATCGCCGGTCGTCCATTCGCGGCTATCAATGAGTTCAGTGAGTGTCGCCATTATTGAGCAAACCTCAATTCATCAGCGTCGCGAAGCGCCCTAGTGTTGCGCTCGATTTTGTCGATCCCATCGACCATGCGCTCTTCTCGCGCAGCGACACCGCCCGCCTGCAGGCCAAGGAGGGCCGCTGCATTGAACGCCCCGCTAGCCTCTAGCTTCTGCCGCTCCGACCCCAAGCGGGGGGCGATGGGGTCATCTGCCTGGACGCCCCGCGCCAGGCCAGCCCACGCAGTCCGCAGCTCATCTGCGAGAGTCGGCCCCGTTACCGCTGGCGAACCCTGGCCCGGCTCCACCTCGCCAGCAAACTGCGCGCGAAAGTTGCGGTCATGCTCTTCGAACTCTTTAGCGAGATCCTCATAGATATCGTCGCGGCGGCGCTCCAGGTCCTTCTCTGTTTCGCTCGCGACTCGCTCGACAATCTTGGGCATCTCTTTCAGCTGAGACTCGAAACCATCAAGGAGCCCAGTCCACTCAAACGAGAAGCCTTCGCCGGAGACAAAACTAACAATTGCATCCCAGAGGTTGCTCAAGTTCTTTGCAACGTTGCTGCCGAATGTTTGCAGCAAATTCCACGCATCGGTAAACAGCTCGCGCCAATTGTCGACAACCCATTGAACAAGTGTTGGAATCTGGCCCAACCAATGTTTCAGCAACCCATAGAATCGCACAACTTGATATGCCGCCTCCGCGAGCACATATCGGAACGAGTCCCCGAAATGTGTCAACGCAAAAACTACGCGAGAAAGAACACCAATCGCAACGTCGCGAATCGCGGCAAAGACAGACCCCAGCTTTGCAGCAAAGGTCTGGCCAACGCCATAAGTATCGACCAGCTCCCCCCCCAATGCGGCAAGGCCCGCGACCAGGAGGCCGACTGGAGACAATACCAGTGCGATCGCGCCGGCCAGCATGGTCATGAGCGACCCGGCTGCGCTCAGCGCACCACCGATCGCAACCAGGCTGATCCCGACGGCGGCGACGGTAGCAGCGACCTTCAGGGCGGTGACGATCGCCTGTTGGTTGGCCTTGACCCAGGCGCTAACCTTCATGGCCACCGACGTGAAGGTCTCGGCCACCTGCTGAAGCACCGGGGCCAGGGCCGCGCCGACGTTGAACACGCCCATCTTGACGACTAGCCAGAGCGTATCGAGTGCGTCGGTGAACTCTTCGGCCGCCTTGACGTCCTCGCCGCTCATCGTCAGCCCCAGCCGGCGGGCCTCGGCCTGGAGGGCCTCGATGCCTTTTGCCCCCTGGGCGAACATGGGCAGCAGTTGGGTACCCGCGCGGCCGAACAGGGCCTGGGCCAGCGCCGCCTTGCGGGTCGGGTCCTCAACGCGGCTAATCGCTTCAGCAAGACTCTTGAATTGATCCTCGGGCGACAGGCCAGCGAGATCCTCGTACTTGAGCCCCAGGTCGGCCAAGGCGTCGGTCTGCGTGGACAGGCCCCGCCCGGCGTCGTAGATGCTCCGCTGCATCCGGCGAAAACCGGTCTCCATCGCCTCCAGCGACGTGCCCGACTGACTGGCGGCGAAGCGCAACTCGCTGAGGGCCTCGACCGAGAGGCCCGTTCTCTTGGCCATCTTGGCGACCTGGTCGCCCATCGAACTGAACGCCTTGGCCGCGCCGAGCAACGGCGCTACCATAGCACCGCCGATCGCGGCGGTACGCATCCCCATATTGCGGACGCGATCGCCGAACGCTCTCAATCGCCTCCCAGCCTGGCGCAGGCCGCGCACGAGCTTACTGTTGTCGGTGAACAGCTCAACGAACGCGCGCCCTGCTCGGATGCCCCGGGAAGACGCCATCTACTCGCTCCTGCGGGCCTCTAGGGCCTCTCTGATCTCGCGCAAGTCCTGCCCGCTGGCGACTACTCGCCGACGATGTTCTCTGGCGTACGGATCGAAGTCCCTCGGCCGATAGGCCCGACCCTTCTTCGGGTCGCGATTAGCGTTGGCGACCAGGGCGCAGAGCACCGACGTATGAGCCCATCGCTCGCGGCCGAGCCCCTCGGCCATCAGCAACAGCTGCCGCAACGTCAGCTCTCGGGGATCTACGCCGACGCTCCCGGCGATTCGCCAGACATCGCTCCACGGATCGTCTGATCGATGTCGATCCCGTCGATCCGCGTCTCGACGGCAGCTATCGCCGCGTCGATCATGGCCATCTGCTTGGCGACCGCCTTGGCCCTGTCGTTGCGGCCGCGATTGCGGAAAAAATCAATCAGCTCCTCGTAGAACGCCTTCTGCGCGGCCAGCAGGGTCTGGCCATCGAATGCTTCGCGAACGTCGTCCTCGCTGACCCGGTGCGCGCGGAACTGCTTCTCCAGCAGGCAACAAAGCACCTCGCCCAAGAGCATCTCGTCAGTACCCAGTCGCGTCAGTAGCGGCGGGTCGCCTACCTCAGGCTGGAGTATGTCGATGTTCAGCTTCGCCTTGACCGCCATGGCGGTGCCGAGGTTCAGCGTCAGCGTCCAAGTTCGTCCAGATGCGTCAGAGAAGGTCTGCATATGATCCTCGCTAGTTGATGACAGCGACATCAATGTCGGCGTAGTCACCACCGAAACTGAACGAAACCTTGTTTTCGGAGTCGCCATAGATGTTGCGAGGCCAGGGGCCCAGCAGCGCCGTTTCGCCAGCCCCGATATCGATAGTTTTGTCGTCTACCGCTTCGCCGTCCACGGTCTGCGTAACCGGGACAGTCATGGTAACGGTTGACGCGGACGACGAAACGACAAGCAGCTTCTCGACTCCGGTCGACACAAAATCATCGCCGCCGTCAGTCGCCGTCGACAGCGTCAGGTCGTTCGCCGACCGCGCCGCGTTTTGGACACTCAGCGTTGCCATTATACGTTGCTCCTTTCGTTACGCTACATCAACCCAGGAATCATAGGTGACCAACTTCGCGGTCACGCTCACGGTTACGCTCTCTTCCAGCGGCTCGTTTCGGGTGAAGTTGGTAATGGAGAAGTCGCCCAAAGGCCCCTCGGAACCGGACGCGTCAGACGCCCCAGTCAGAGGCGCCAGCCGCAGGGTACCGGCCGTCAGGAACGCGGTCTTGACTGCATCGAACCCGGCGTCGCCAGGCTGCCACTGCATTTCGAATTCGACAGTGCACTCGCGCAGAGTCGGCGACGTGGACCGCCAGCCGGAGTTAGCGCGCGTCGTCGTGTCGGCCTCGCCAGCCTCCATGGTGAGCGTGACGTCCTTGACGTTGCTCATCTCGGTCAAGCTCCCCATGGAGGCCCCGGTTGCTCCCTGGTAGATCTTGGCATTCATGCCCAGTAGATATGTGGCCACAATGATCTCCTATCCTTCTACCTGATCGAATTCTTCCACATGCCCGGCAACTTCGGGCGTTCTTTTGCAAACGCCGGCCTCATGTATGGGCGCGGCGATATTTGTGTTTTCGCATACCCGCCGATGCCCAGACTATTATGAATTCGCGATGCCCGGCGGGCCTGTCGCCTCGTTGTGATCGGCGCGCGGGTCACAAGCTGTTTGCCCGTCTCGGTCGGCGTCAGCTGTCCGCCGGGGCCGCCAACTCGGATGGGGCCGTAACCCCAGTCAAGGAAGTCCGAGGCAGAGATCCGCCGGGCCTGCTTCTCGATCGTCCCGCCGTACTCCAGGGCCTCTGGGGCCTCGCCCATCGCGTCGCCGGTCAGGCGGGCCGGCCCGATGACCACCGACCGCTTATCCGGCTCGTAGGCGAACCAAATGAACCGGCGAAGTAGGCCCGTATGACTGCTGGGCGGATTCCCGGGCTCACTGACGCGCTTCCGCTTGCGAATGCTGCTGCGTGCGGAACGGCGGACGAACGCGCCGAAGCGGCTGAGCACGCGCCGCGTCGTGCGGTCGACGGCACGTCGAACCTTCTTCGAATCGAAGAACAACTGCTTCATCCGCACATCAATCATGAGGCCTGCTTCGCCTCCGCGACCGCAATCTTGCTTTCGCCGCCCTGGTGGCGCGACAGGGTCGCGCGCATTGCCGCCACCGCTTCCGGGCCCAACTCGTCCATAGTTTCGTCGATCGCTCGCACCGTCTCGCGAAGGGCCGATCCCGTTTTTCTCGCCTGGTCGCGATAGGATTTGACGCGCCGCGCAACCGTCGTAGCGCCCCAGGTGCCCGCGACCGTACCCATGAGGCCAAGAAGGGCTTCTGTCCAGCCCAGGCCGGTTGCAACGGCATATTCCGCTCCCTGGGCCAGCGTAGGCCGGTCGCCCGCAACCATGTCCGCAGCTGCGATAGTTCCTGCAACCTCGTTCGGCTCCCGAATCCTCGCACGCTCGCGAGGAAGCCCCATATAGCGCTGCGTTGTCCGCGTCGCCTCCTGGCCGGCCCTCGCAACTTGGACATGCGATGCAGGGGCAACGGCTGCCATCGAGTCGGCGGCTTGCACGGCAAGGTCAGCCGCCTGTCGTTGCGATTCGGTCGGGCGCCATCGAATTAGATGTGCGTCGCCACACCCGGGCACGACCGCCAGTGCGATGGACAGATATAGATATCGCATGATCGTCATAATCTTACTCTCCATGTCACGAGGACGTAGTTACCCAATTCCAAAGATCCGCGTCGGCCAGCACGCCGCCGACGAACCCGAGATCGGCATACCATCCTGGCAGGCAGTCGCTCCCGCCGTGGGCAACGCGGCCCTGGACGCCGGCGAAACCGGCCGTTGCCGTTCCCGCCGTCGCCGACTCCCATCCGTCTTCACCCTCAGTAGGAAGCCCCGCAGACAAGGTAAACTTCGAGGTCGACGCGTCAAACTTCACGGCGACCAAGATGCTCCCGCCATACTGAGGTTCCCATGTTGTGGTCGTCTGTGCCGTATATGTGTTCTCGCCGTCGTCGGTCGTCGCGGCCAAGACCAGGTCAAGGCTGTCAGCGGACGACGGCTCCCAGTACAGTTCCGCGTAGTCGTTAGCTGCATCAGACCCGTACCACCGACCGAGGTATAGTTTTGCTCCTGTCGACGTCGTGCGCAGCGCGCCGCCACTCGTCAGCGGGCGCACGGCGAATACATGGGTCCAGCCCCCCGACGGCATCCAAACCGGAGACTCAATGGCCGCATCGTCCCTCGCCCCCGCACCTCCTGTATGCCATGTCGGCGAGGGG